GCTTACAAAGGGGCGAATAGGCGGCAAGCCGTCTGTCGCTCTATCTGATTCACTTAGCCGATACTTATCAGGTTGCATCATGTTTAGCCGATACTAACGCCATCTGATTATGTTTTTTTGAAAAATAAAAATGGTGTATTTTTTACACCTAAAAATCAGGTGTATTTTTTACACCTGAAATTTATTGGAATTTTTCAAAATTTACTGGAATTTTAAATTTATTGGAATTTTTCAAAATTTGACAAAAAGCCAAATTTTTCAAAAAGCCAAATATGGTGAAATTAAAATAATTCCGGCCATTAAAATTCCGGTCAAAATTGCGCCTCCAATGTCGGCCACTTTGTCAGCGTCGGGGTTGAACTCTTCTCTGCTCATGTATGTCCGTATGCGTGTAAGCATATAAACATATCGGTCAAGCAAACCTTTATTAACCGACGGCCTTTAGGATATAATATGAGCAATTTTAGAGAAGTAGCAATAAGCGGAGAAATTTTAGTCGGATTTTTAATGGGTCGGTTTGGTATGAGCCGAGCCGAAGCAATCCAAAATATGAAAGAAAACGGCCAAGACATCTCCGGCCTTGAATAATTACCACCTACAACAGGGCGAACCCTGCCCCATTCGGGGCGGGGTGGAAATGCCGTTAAGCGGCTAAATCTGATGATTTTTAACAAACTCCTTATATAGGAGAGCCGACAGTATAGACAATATGAGCCGAATCAGCACCCACGCCTTAGACCGATTGAACATAAGAGTCAGCGAAGAAGAAAAAAGAGAAGTCATCCAAAATGTGAAGGCAGTTCTTGAAGTAGTAGGCCGTCAAATTGATGTGGCCGTTTATGCCCTCAAATTAGACGCTCACAGAGCGACAAACTGTGACTCTAAGAGCAACGGTCAAAACATAGTAGCGATAGTGCGTAAGGGCGTTGTTAAAACCGTCATGCTTCGCAGGGATAACCAACCACCAACACGAACCGCCTTGAGGGTTGATAGAGTCATCAAGATGGCTTGAACGGCCACAGGTCGCACAGACGGCCACAGGTCACACGGCAAAATTCAGATTTTTGGCGAATTGGCGAGCCGTCGCCACATGCGGAAGTTAAAAACGCATTACTGCGAGCCTGAGCCGCTTTTTTTTCTCTCTCATCCACTGGAACTACATCATATAAGCATATAAACTTTAGGGTCATTTGATTTATAGATGCATCAAACTATATTGAGTTAATACTATATACTCTCATGCCTACGGAAGGTTATGAGCCGACAAGCGATTAACACCGATGCCTTATACTGTTGCGACTTTTGCGACAGAGAATCAACCCTTGAGAATATGACCCATGTCCACGAAGTCAAACAATACACTTCAAAGACTACTGTTAAAGGTTGGAAATATGAATACTCCGCAGACCTTAACATTTGCACTCCTTGCTTTAAAATTAATAAAACACCATGCAGGTTTGAAACTGGAATAATTTTCATTGACTCCGAAGATGAGCGAGAATTTTCATACACCATCGAAGATGATATGAACCACTCTCCAACCTATACAGACGACTCAAAAGAGTTCAACCTAAGCCGTGACAAATACGGCGAAGAGTGAACACGGCGACCACTTGGGCGACCAATGGGGGCGGGTGGGAAACTGCCACGCCTCCAAATATCAGGGGCGAGCCGAAGCCCTGAAATTTTAGGCTAAACGCTATACTGCGAGGCCGACGGCCTCTCGGCTAATCATCATCCACTTGAACATAAGGCTGGCAGTATATAGTCTTTTCTAATATATACAAAAAACCGACATATTATATACTCCCACTACTACGCACATATATGACCCGCCCCGAATCTTACCCTGTCGCCTTCCACCGAACCGACTCCGCCAATGTTGAAACCATTCTTCAAAATGGTATATTGTCCATGCAATCTCAAGGCTACACCTTTGAACAAATCAAGAAGGGCGGAACAGGTTTCAAGTTATGCACTTCAACAAATACTGCCGAGTGGGTTTCACGCTCAACCTTTGTTAAATTTGGTGGCGTTGAGACTTCATGGGCTACTGATGGAATGAACATTTGTGTTGATATGAACATTCTCGCTTCTATGGGTGGCGAGTGGATGGAAGATGGCTACGGCGCAAACGGTGATACTCATGTTATGGGCGATATACCAAAAGAGGCCATCATAGGGGCTTACACAGACCAAGAAGTCATCAACATGGGCTTTCATGTAGGCGAGGACTTATCATGGGGAATAAGCGAAAATAATTATTATGCACCTATCTTTGAAACTTTGGGGATAACTTCGGCTTTTTGGGGTAGCCGTTGGAACAGAGAAGAAGAAGAAGAAAGACCCGCTTCATATTATGAGGATTGAAACAAAAATTCAGACTTTTTGAAAAAACAAAAATTCAGATTTTTTGAAAAACGATAGACAGAGCGCAAGTTTTTGGTTGAGCCGCTTTTTTTTAGAGCGCATCCACTGGAAGGGTGACACTGACAGTATATAGTCTTTATGAATCTATACATTTTACCTACATATTATATACTTGCACCACCACGCAAGGATATGACCCGCCAATTAATGAGCCACCCGAACCCGCCACAAATCGTCTTTCCAAAGAGAGTCGGAAGCCCCGAACTAAAAAATGTTATATCTCAAAGAATCAGTGAAGTTTTAAACATCTTTACTCCTGAAATTGACTATTCAAACGACACCATAACCGTGCAATTGCGCCGAAGTGGTGCAGGTCGAACACAAGGATTCATTCAACAAAAACTACACGAAACAGGGCGCAAACTCGGCTCAAGAGGTCAAGTATTAACTCTTCTATCCGAGACTCGCCACGATGAGAACACACTTATTGACATTAACCTACAAACTGGCACACACTCCCCACAAGACAACGAGGCCGAGTGGACAATAATTTTAATTCATGAGATGATTCATTACATACAAGGCAAAGTAGGAGCATATTATTCAACATCGGAACAAACACGCACCTTCCAAAAAATCCTACATCATTACAACCTAAACAACATGACGACCCTAAATTATAGAGCGTATGAAGCGTGCTTCAATGCCTACACCGCCGAAGGATGCACCTTTACTACTGGCTACGGCGAAACATCAAGGAAGGCCACCACCACCGCCGGATATTATACAATGCGCCATGAAAAGCAAGCGCACCGCCTATCCTACATCATCTTGAAAGAACTTTACAACATGAAGCCAAAAGACGCATACTCATTGAACTATATGATGACCTTCAAGTATGAGGGCTTCCAAACTGCAATCAATACAGTCATGGCACGCTATAATTAAGCACGCTATATGCCGTCGTTTTGTATAGGGTGGTGTATAACCGCCCAAATCAGAAACGAGGCCAAAAATCTGATTTAAAGCGGCTTTTTTTAAAATTGACATAGCCCCCCCTATGTTTTGAAAGTAAGATAATTTTTAATGTTTTTTTCAGCATACACCTTTTCAGCGAGAATTTTTTTTCTTCCTTATGTTTACCTATATATTATTATTATATATTATTATTATAAATTAATTAAACAAATAAAAAAGTATTATCACACACACAGGACAGAGGGGGTAAGGTGTGTGTGTGGTATAGTATGTGCCGTTTGCATCATTATTAGATTCGATAGGGTGTTTTCAATTGACAGACCACAGTTTTAACCCCAAATTAATTATTGGAATTAATAGGGTGTTTTTGGTTTAAGCGGTATCGAGATGTATAGGCAAACTTTTCACTTGGGGCTAAAATGTCCGAATAATTCTGATAATTAAATCGAATAGGGGGTATCTTTATATAGGCGCACCCTATCCTCTAAACATGAGCGGAACAGAAACTCAATGGGAAGAAGAAAAAACAGAAATCACCTTTGTATATTTTAGATACTACGGGGTAATCGAATACGGCGAAAAAATTTACGAAAGACAAGAAGCAGTTTATGATTGCCGACGCTCTTTGGATATGTTTGAAGCATATTGTATGGCTCATTCGGAAATCAAGAACCATTTCATCTGGATGATTAACGGTGAAATGATTTGTGAATGGCAAGAACTGTGAACGGCGAGAAATTGCTTATTAACCATGCATCACACAGGCATAACTCATGAGCGATACTACTTTGATTTTAGATATGGAAAACAACGGAGATGCTATGCTTGCCCCTGCCGAGGGCGGTTCTATCATCTTTGGAATTACAATTGACATAGCACCACATGGTAGCGCACCGACTGACAATTTAGAACTCATGATAGGTGACACCGATACTGCGGCTAAGGTTGGTCCGGCAAATGGATTAGCCTATATCACAATGAAAAACCAAAATGGAGGGTTTTATCAATTCGATTATCCCGCAGGTAGGAAGGTTTTCAATGGTCTATCAGGTATGGTAATCTCCAACAATCATGGCACGGTCACAGTAGTAATAGACCATGCTTGATTTAAATAGGTGTGGGTATAGGGATATACATGCTCTTAGTGTATGTGACATTAACCTACAAATACATGGAAGCGGGAAAAGCGGTCTATGCAGTAGTGGCTGAATACCCTTCATTGGGTGATGAAGAAGGTTGGACTATCAATGATGTTATTCATGTTGATGATAAAGACCATAATGATGCGGTGTATATTTTTGCCGAGAGGTTGAAGAAACAACAAGGCTTCGATTTTCAGATTTTTAATGTTAGAGCAATGACTTCATACAACACATGGGGCGATATACCCACCGTAATATCATTTGAAATGGGATTAGAGCCATATAAGTCAAATTAGTATAGGCAGGTTCATAAACCAGATATGCTTAGGGTAGTATGAGTGGGTATGCCAAAAGTGGCTCAATTCTTGTTGATGGATAACCCGTCAATCTTAGGCGCAAAATTACAAGCGTTATTACTCATGAATCCTAACAAATCATTCATTTTATCCAGAGATGGCGAGATATTAATAATTGATGAAAAATGACATTAAGCGAGACACACCGAACACATATTCACCATGTATTCTATCAATTATGCCTTGAGCGTGGTTGGTCTATCGGACTTCCTACTACTTTTGAATGGCGTTATCTTCCATATGACTACAAAAATGTTCAAGCCCGTTTGTTTTTTGAAGGAAACCGACCAGTTATTGAACTCCATCCCCATGCATTTTTGCATAAATACCTAATAAAAGGCTTAATTCACCACGAATTATGCCATTATATGATAGGATTAGACAAAGGACACAGTGAAGAGTTTCAAAAATATGAGGAAGAATGGCAGTTTTATTACTTCTTTAAAGAAAAAACACTAACATTTGCCAGAATGCTCTCCCGCAATCAACATAAATTCATTCATAATTGTCTCCATTGTGAGGTAGTTATCGTCAAAAATACCCCTTTATGTGGCGCAGTATGCCGTTCTTGTTGTGAAAAACATGCTAAAGGAAATTATGACGACAGGTTCACCCTTCATATAGGTGGGGTGACACACAATGAAACATGAACAGTGAAATGTCCAAAAACGAGATTAAAAAAGCGACCAAACAATTCATCTTAGATTTGTTTGAAAATAAACACAACATGACCATCATTGAAAGGTCAGCCGGAGCAGTAGGCTATCAGGCAGTTAGATTCAGCGAAGATTCGCAATGGAATGTAGCATGTATCTATGGCGGAAGAGGCGTAGGTGCTTCAATATGGGTTAGAGACAGTGTATTGACACAATTGAAAGGATTAGAACTAATAAAGCAAGGAAGTCACAATGTCGAAGATATTTCTTTCTTTAAGAGAGGCTTAGACTGGAAGATTGATATTGTTGATTTTAACGACCCTATCATTGGAGACATAGTTCGCCTAAGTGTTGAACTACATCAAGGTCTAAGAGATGCGGAGATTGAATCGGCAAAATTAAAGGCTGACAAAAAGGCTAAATCTGATGCACGAAAGGCTAAGATGGATGCAAAGCGTAAGTCTGCTTGGTGAAATTCATAACCCATCAAGGACTTATAGGGAATATCCTTATATAGGTGTGCTTCGTAGCATTAGACATGAGCGAGAAGATAAGATTGTTTGTTGTTAAGAAAAAGTGCCGAAATTGTAATGTTAAGTTTGTTCTTAGCCCAAGTCATCACCTTGAATGTGATTTATGCCCTCCATGTAATGAGGACTATGAACATAGTTTGAGAGTGGGTATGGACAAGTATGAAGAAGAAAAGATGAGGACTAAGAATGCTGACTGAAAAACTTCGACCACAGACTCTTGATGATATAGTGGGTCAAGACCACATCATAAAATACCTCAAGGCTATGGTCAATGTTATTAGAGAAGGTAAAGGTAATACGATACCTCACATGGGTTTCTTTGGCAAACAAGGCACAGGTAAAACTGCAACGGCTATTGCATTCCTGAAAGATTCATTCGGTGATGACTGGGATAGGAATTTTATTGAACTCAATGCCTCCGATGAGAGGTCTATTGGTGTCATTAGAGAAAAGGTCAAAGGCTTCGCCAAGAAAGGAATTTTAGGTTCATTTGAGGTTGATGGTGTGCAAATGCCGATACCGTTCAATGTGATATTCTTAGATGAATGCGACAACCTGACACAGGAAGCACAGTCGGCTCTAAGACGCATCATGGAGAAATACAAGAACACCCGATTTATTTTATCGGGCAATTACCCGCACAGAATAATTAGTCCGGTGCTTGACCGATGCGCTTTTTCCAATACCAGATTCAAACCAATTAGTAAAGAGGACATGACAAACTACCTTGATTCATTGGGCTTCAATATCGGCCACAAAGCATTACTAATGATTAGTGAAGCGTCAAGTGGTTCTATGAGAAAGGCTCTCAATATACTTTGGACTTTGACCCGTATTCCAACAGAGGTCAAGCCGGAAGATGTTGAAGAATATATTTCAACACTAAATCCAATACAAGCAAAATATATGCTTGGAAAAATTATTCAATGTCATAAGAATAAAGATAAGGTTCACGAACTAAGTAGGGAGTTAGATAGGTCTATTGATGATTTAGCAGGTCGAGGTATGAGCGGTGGAGAAATCCTACATTCAATTTACAACCTGACAACAGACGAAGATGACCCAATGCCCCGTGCGCTTAAGGAAGATATTTTGAAATCGCTTGGCGAGGGATTATACTACGCATCAGTTTCACAGGATGATATACTGGCAGTAAAATGTTGGTGGCGAAAGGTGATGATTGAATGAATGATAAAGTAATACTGACAAGTGTTTCAACAAGGGTTGAAGCGAATAACATGAAGCGAGAAATTGAACACCACTTAGGAATTGATTGTTGGATTCAACGGTCTTTTTGGGATAGAGTCTTTGGCAAATATAAGATTGTCAGCGACAACCATTGGGGTGACAAGGATGAGTGATGCACACCAGACAGACGATAACCCACGCATCTTAGAACTCATCAAGACCGCTATGGCGAAGGGAGTCAAAGAATACGGTCATGGTCTTAGACATGGCGACGATACGACCCAATGGGGAACGGAAGATGATTCATGGGTCGAAATGGCTTTGGAAGAAGCACTTGACTTATCAGTTTATTTGGCTACACAATTGATTCGCATTGAAGAAGCAAGAAAGCGTAATAAATAGGTGGGTATAGGATGGACTACCATGCGTGAACCATTATTGATTGTTGATATTGGAACAACAGGCGACATTAAAGACTGGGCGACAGTGCTACGAGTTAAGAAACGGGATGGTTCAAGTCATGTTGTTAGGGTTGTTGGTTGTCAGCCTAAATTTTGGACTACGAAGCCTGAAAAATTACACCCTCCACTTACGAACCTTCCTTGCATCAAGTCGGTTAAACCAAGCGATAAAACGACGATTCAAGGAGAACCGTTGATGGAAGTCAATGTTAATTCCCCATTTGACATAAGAGAAGTGCGAGATTATTTTTATCCTCATTATTCGGCTGATGCAAAATGGTCATCTTTGGTTAGATGGATATATGGTTGGGAAGCAGTTATTGAGATAGATACGGACAAAGACTGGAACAACCTAAGACCTGTCAATGTTCACAAATCAGATGTTCCGGCCAGTGAATTTTCACTCGACTTATGGTATTGGGATATTGAAACAGAGGATTGTTTAGATACACAGAACCCAACAGGGCGAGTGGTGTCAATTGCATTTTACGATGAGAAAACTGGAATACATGAAATTGGAACTTGTTCACCAACCTCCGAGCGTATGGTTAGAAGGTTTCTTTCTTCACAAGCGGCTTTGCATTCAGTGGTCGAGCATACTAATCCAATTGAGCCTATTGAGGCCGATAAGATATTTGTTAAAAGTTTTGACAATCCTGACCTAAGCCAGAGAGAAGCCGAACTTTTTCGATGGTTTCATGCAAGATTGAATCACTATAACCCCGATGTTATAGCAGGTCAAAATATCAAAGGCTACGATATACCATATATGTATAACAGGGCTAAGATTCTAAAACAAGAGGGAATGAAAGTTCCGAGTTTAACTTATCTTAAGAAACTACCACAGTTTGATACTAAAATTGCATACGCTGAACAAGTTCAAGGAACTGCGACTACAACCGGAGCGGCTTCTTTATCTTGGATGGCGACAACAACACTTGGCTATGGTAAAGTTCCGAGAAACAGAATTACAGATTTAATGGTCAAAGACCCAATGATGTTAGCCGTCTATAACGCATGGGATAATGTAGTGGCGGCACGATGTATGGAGGTCTTAGATTTACTACCGTTTTATATTATGAAAACTGCTTATCACAATAGCACCCTACACAAAAGCCACAGTAATATGATGTTGGTTGAAGATATGATGGGTCATTTGCTATGGAATCAAGATATTATCATGCCTTCCGCTAAAGTGGTTGCTGATACTATGCCCGAAGGTGGAATTGAGCAGGGGGGTTTTGTTATGGATGCACCTATTGGAATTTGGAGAAATGCATTTGAGTTAGATAACTCAATGGAATATCCATCAGCAATTATCACAGGTAATTTTTCTCCTGACACAAAAATTAATCCCGATGACTACCCTAACGGTTATCCATTTCCAATAACTAAGACTCAAGGTGGGAGAATATACCGTCGAGACAGGGTGGGAATTATGCCAACCGTTCTTAGAGAACTTGCATCAGCAAGACAGGAATTAAAAAACCAGATGAAAATAGAGAAAGACCCTAAGCGACTTATGGTTTTAGATAGGCAACAGAGGGTCATGAAAGAAAACATGAACTCTTGGTATGGTGTTTTGGGGTCGGGGCGAACTGAAAAGACAAAAAACAGACCATTTAGACTGGCTGACCCTGAAATTGGGTCGGATATTACCGATACTGCCCGCCGTCATAATGACTGGAACAAGAATTATATCAACAAAAGAACTCTATGGTTCTGTAAAGAAGGAGTATATACCCATAAAGACTATATGCCCCCATCTCATGAGGGTATGGAAGTCCGGTTCAGCACGCTATATCAGGACACCGACTCATGCAAGGTGGCAATATCCAACCATGATGAGATTGAAAATAAGATTAGACCCTTTACAGAGAGGGATATTATTGATATGGCAGAGATTCTTTGTAATGAATTAAATAATTCCTTTGATGATTTTGTCAAAGAGTGTTTAAATGTGGATAAAAATGAATTTTTCAACATAAAACCTGATGCATATTACAAAAGATACTTCCAATGGGGGGTCAAAAAGAGATATGCATACCTTGATTATAACGATAAACACGGCTTTAGAGGCGTTGAAATGCGCCGTTCTTCCACTCCACAGGTAGTAAAAACAGTTCAACAAGAGATGTTTAGTGCTATATTAGATGGAGCGGGCAAGACTGAAATAGGCAAACTTCTTAGAAAGCAGGTGGAGGACATGAAAAACCCTGACATAACCCCCGCCATATCCTTTGGTCAGCCATATGGCATGAAGAAACAAGGCACATTTGCCTATAATGCGGCAATGTGGAGTAATGAAAACCTTGATACAGAGTTTGATTTAGGAGATAAGCCATGTATTTACTTCGCCAAATCCAGTGATAAACCATTACCAACCAATAGAAGGATAGCAATTGAATGGGGCGACTCTCCAGATGACTACAATGTAGTTATTGATAGGGATATGTCAATACAGACTATGTTTGCTGATAGTAATTCATTCTTAGCCATATTAAGTGCATTAGGCACTAATTGGCAACGGTGTATGTCCGGTGTTGGTGTATCATCTATGGGGGAATGGTTTGAATGACAGGATTAAACAGAGAGCGACGGATATACAGAACACTTAGAGATGAATGCCATTTTACTCATGAAATGATAAAAGAGTGTAGTAAATTAATGCCTTCTTCAAGATGGGCTGATGTTTTGAAGGCTGAAAAGAGAATACTAAAAGACTCATGCGAAGAAATTGTTGAACAGATTGGCATATCATGTCTTAGGAATACTCTTGAAGAATCAATACAAGCGATAGAAACTCATACACAAGACCTATCGTATGCAATAACTTCATTGGTTGTTGATTGGGTGGCGACTTGTCAAAAGTATGCACCTGACCAGAGAATGAAGATGTGGAATGCTCAACGGCCTAAGAAAAGACAAGAACAAAAGTTTGCCCGTGAAGAGTGGAAAACACGCTTACTGAAAACATATTTGATAGTGAAAGGTTTGCTTCATCCTAATTTGATATAGGGAATATCCTTATATAGGAGTGGTGTATAGGGTTATCTATACCCGCACCAAAAACAGGAGACAGACAGACAACATGAAACATAACATTATAATAACTGTTATATAGGTGTGGTGTATAGGACAAAATAACCCAAGAAAAATAAGGAAGGAATTAAGATGAAAACAACAATTGAAATAATGAAAGATGTAGTAAGAAAAGAAGGTGGAATGATTAGCGAAGAGGATTACCTCAAGGCTATACAAGAAGCGTGCATAGCGGAAGGAAGAGATAGTAGCATAACCTCACTAAAGAGTAATGCGTTCTCTGCAAACAGAATGCACAAAGCCGGTATAGTTAGAGTTTCCATTGGCAAAGATAAGCAAGTATGGGAAATTGAAGCAATAAAAGCAACCCTTGAAGGTCGCCGTGCTGAACCAACACCAATAATGATGATGCAACAATCAAAAACAGGTGTAATTGAAGAACAAAAGACTTCACCACCAAAGGCTACGCCTCAAGGCGGAGTATTCTATGGCATACCACGCCGACACCCTGATGAATTTTCAGCACACTTACAAACTATGATACCTACTGCAAGAGGCTTTGTTGAGTCCGACAGACAGGAATTTAGACTAATGGCTATGTGCTACCAACAAAGTTTGAATGGTAATACACAAGACTCTCACATGATTTTTGAAGGACCTAAAGGGTGTGGCAAATCTATGTTGGCTCAAGATTTTTACGGCAACATTAACACTCCACTTCTTCAAATTAATATGTCCGATGGTGTCACAGAGGACACATTTATTGGCTCAAGAACTATTGTTGATGGTAATGTAGTATTCCAAGATGGAGTCCTGACACTTGCTATGGACTATGGACTCGGCCTATTGGCTGATGAACTAAATGCGGCAAGAGAGGCATGTTTGATTGCTACTCATGCGGCAATGGACAGAGGCACTTTGGTTATTGGTGAAGATAACAACCGTGTAGTCAAGGCTAAGAATGGTTTTCAAATTATTGCTACCATGAACCCACCGGAAGATTATGCAGGTGTCAATGCTATGAACCAAGCAACAAAAGACCGTTTCACAATGAACCTGACATTTGACTACCTTAAGGAAGCAAAAGAAATTGAGGTTGTAATGGGTCAAAGTGGCTTCACAGATGAAGAAACTATTAGAGGCATGGTATTGGTTGCTAATGACTTAAGACAATTGAAGAAAGAAGGACTTCTTGAAACTGATACTTCAACAAGAACTCTTGTTCAAATGTTTGGATTGATGAAGCACTTGTCCTTGAATGAGGCTATTGAATACTCTATGCTTGGCAAATACAATGCCGATGAAAGACCACATATTGAAGCGGCTTGCAGAGCAAGATTGGCTGATTATTGAACTCAAAACCCGTTGTCGAATTTGGGTTAAAACGAGAGGGGGAGGACAACGGGTGATTCCTGACGCTCCCCCTCTCACTATTCCCCTTTAATATAGGTGGATATTAACTCAAGTGATATGAGCAATATAAGAGTGGAAGATTTAGAAGCAAGAATAGAAGCATTAGAGGAATTAGTAGCGAACTTAAGGCAATTATTTGACCCTAATCAAAAATACAAAAATTATTTTCAAAGGAAACTAAATGATATTTATGAATCCGACTAAGCACATAATCAAATCAGTATTGACACCGATAGAGGCATGGATGAATACACCATCTAAACCGTTAATCATTTATGGCAATACAGGTGTTGGCAAAACAACAATTATCAGATTCTTGGCTGACAAATATAAGATAGAGGTCGTGGAACATGATGACCCACTGGTATGTATTGAGAATGCACGCCATCCGACTTTTGATGGGAATTACAGGCTTGCTTTGATAGAGGGTGCTGATTATCTAAAGCCATCTTTATACAATAAAATTAACACAATAGACAACCCTCCACCGTTTGTTTTAGAATGTCAATACCTTGAAGCAATACCTTACAGGCTAAGAGCCAAATGCATGATTGTTGAGATACCTAAACCCGCCAAGAGATTTTTATTTGCAGGTCTTACGGAATTGAACCGCCATCTTGGACTCAACAAAGCCGATTCGCTAATTGAAAAAATTAGCGACAAGGCGGAGTCGTGGAGATTGGCAACCCTTTGTTTGAAGTATGGTATTGAACCCAATAGGATTAGACAAACAGTTCCAGATACAAAGCAACCAGAAGTTATTTTGAAACAGGGATATGATTATTCTTCATGCCATCCTCTTTCTATTATACAAATGGCAATACACAATAAAGCAAATCCAACAAAATGTTTAGAGGCACTTAGATTGTATTCTATGGCATGGGAAATTGATGACTTGTCTAAAATATCAAGAACCCTATTAGAGCAATTTAGAACTGAAACAACCTTCAAACCACGATACACCAAGCGTCAAATAAAAGGCTCAAATAAAAGGCTATAATTTTCAATAGGCCGAAGTCCTTATATAGGTGTGGTGTATAGGACTAAACATGACCGAAACAGAAACCCCCGTAAACCCAATGTTCGCCAGTGAACAAAAAGCGGATATGAATACATTTAATGAATCAAGCCGTCGAAGAGTCACAATACACCTAAGCCGTATTGCTAAGGTTCTATCCGGTGAACTAAACGGCAAAGGCCGTTGTATTAAGAAACTTGATATTAACGACGGCAACCCATGTGCAACCGATGGTAGCACTGTTTGGCTATCTTATCCTATTTTACCTGATGTGACAAGCCAAGCGGAGAATTTGATTATCAGCGAAGCAATCTTAGCCCACGAAGCGGCAGGTCACTTGAGATACACTAACTTTAACGCATGGAAGAGGGTTGCTGACGGAATTAAAAGAGGCGACGAAGATAAACTACTTCATGACATGGTGAACATTGTTGAAGATGCAAGAGTCAATTACCTATTAGGCCAAGATTTTGCAGGTTCTAAGAAGCGTTTAGACTACACTCAAAACAGACTTATGGCTTCACATAAAGCAACCCTGAAAGGAAGAACCATTGGTGACAATGAAGCACCTAAACTTGGTGTTATTGCTATTGCCACAGAGGTTATATTGGCTACTCCACACTTTGTCAATAATGAAAAAGTAATTGCTATGATGGATGAAATTCGACCTTTGTTTGCTGATGCAATTGCTTCACAGGACACTTCCACAGTAATTAAGAAAGCAAGAGTTATGTTGGAAATATACAGAACTCATTTCCCCGCCGATGAAACCGATGGTAGCGAGTATGGGGCTTCCGATTCAGCCGAAGGAAAGGCTTTGTTTGCTGATGATATGTCAATGGACAAAATTACAGAAGCCGCTAACAACCAAAAGAGAATGAAGAAAGAGGCAGAGAAAGTTAGAACCAAGAGGTTCAAGAAAATGGAACGCCCAACAGAGGGTCGAGATATGTCCGACTCCGATGATGAAGATGTAAATGCTCTTAATGATGCTTTAGAGGGTGCTGACGGCGAAGGCGGAGAGTCCGGTAGTCAAGGTGACGATGAAGGCGAAGGAAGCGAAGGAAGCGAAGGAGAGGGCGATAACGGCGATAACGGCGATAACGGCGAGTCCGGTTCTCAAACTGGCGACTCTTCCGCTCCTGACGGTCAAGGTGATGAAGTCTATGGAAGCGAAGGAGAGGGCGAAGAAGGTCAAGGTGAAAGCCAAACTGCTTCAAACTATGAGGGCGAAGTCATTACAGAGAGTGCGAAAGTAAATGAGAACTCCGGTCACAGTGTAGGTAATGCTTTAGCAAGAACTGGCGAAGGAACTAAAACGGTTGAAATGTTTAGTGAAATGCAAGCACTTGTTGATGAATTAGGCGAAATGATAGACTTTGAGTGTGAACAAATTGAAGAACACGGAGAGTTATTTAAAGATGAAAATAGCGAAATGGGCGGAGGTCGTTTCTTTGGTCATGAAGTTTCTATTCAAACCCAAACTAATGAAAAAGAGACTACATGCTCGGATGGAAGCGCATATTCTGTAATTGAAAGAACCAACAAAGGCGGAATTAAAAGAATTGGTAAAGTCATGAAGAACTTAGTCAAGGGTGCTGATACCAAATTTAACTCACACAAGAAAAGAGGTCGCCTTGATACACGCCGACTTTGGGCGCATTCAACAAGTGATAAAGTTTTCAAAACTGACAAATTATCACCTGAATTTAATGCTAATGTTGTTGTCCTAATTGATGCAAGCGGGTCTATGGGTTGCTCTGTTAGTGGAATAAGAAGTGGTGCTTACAAAAACCGTGCTGACTGTGCGGGTGAAGCGGCGGTTTCTATTAGTTCAGTTCTTGAGGAAATAGGGGCTAAATATGAAGTGGTTGATTTTTACTCACAATATGGGCGAAGTTATAGGGGCGACGCTCCTAACGGTGAAACCAGAATTACAATTAGAAAAGGTGCTAATGAAACTTTGAATAACAAGACTAAGAGCAAAATTGCTTCATCCCATGTTGGCCGAGAAAATGCTGATGGGTTCGCTCTAAGATGGGCTATTGATAGAACGGCGAGATTTGGTAGTGAAAATGCTAAGAGAATTGTCTTTGTAATTAGTGACGGTTCACCTGCCGGTCCAGCACCACCAAGTCATTCTTCACGCTCTCACTTAGTTAGTGTATTGAAAGAAGCGGAAGATGAAGATGTTATTATTTTCTCTGTTGGTATTGCAGGTATGGACACTTCAAAATACTATGGAAATCACGGTCATGCTTCCGTCACAAATACGGCTAACTTGGCTGAACAAATACTAATCCCACTCAAGGCTTGTTTGAAAAAGGCATTGAGAAATAATAGGTGATAAAATGAAATACGATACAATAGCAATAAGAATGCAAACTGACGAAGGACTACCAATAGACATTCCTAACATACAGGAATTGGCTCTGTTGATAGCGACAGAGGTTCACAACCTAATGGGTGAAACTGGCGTTAAGGGTGGCTTAGAAATACTCTATGGGGGCGTTGAATCTGACACTTGGAATCAAGCCATGAAGGAGGTTGAAGCATGAGTGAATTTGACTTTGATGGTGTTGAAGAACTTTTGACTTTGGCTGATGTTAAGCCTAACATTGTATCATGGGCGACCCATGAAAATAACCTTTCAGCCGATGATATAGGCAACCATATAATGCAATGTATTACTGATGAATCATTCATTACCAAGAAATGGAATTTGACAGTAAATGATGATGAATTAACCTTCTTTGATGATAGATGCATACCACTTGGATATATTTACACCAATGAAGGACTCGATGGGGATTGTATTGATAACATAGGAAGAAAGGAATATGTGATTATATATGACCCAAGATACAGAGATGATGACGAAAAAACTCTAAACTTTGTCTTAAGAGAAACTTCAACAAATAAAGGTTTGTTAATGAAGTCATCATCTGTGTCAGTTGCTTATCCTCATGCCGTCAATAACAAAATGACTTATGGTATATGGGTTGCAGAGTGTATGGACCGTTTAGAGGGATATACAAGGTATCATAAGTCTATGAAAAACGCACATAGATATGTTTCTAAAATGGCTACTATGGCGTTTGCAGGTTCTAAGGGTGGAAAAGATGGATTTAAAAATGTAGGTTTCAGTGTTGATGTATATTGTGATAGCATGAATATCATGTGTGAAAAGGTCAAAGATATATTGAACAAAGGATGCTTCGTAATGAGCGCAATAGACATATCAATAACATCTGGAGCAACAACAACATGGGATGATAACGCATTTACTAATAGATTTTTTACTCATGCAAGAACCGCCCATGATGATGCAAAACATGCCCCAAGCGATACGCAGGTGGGCGGGGAGTCTATAAAGGTTTCTAAACCTATACCTGCAATTCATCTCGATAAAAGGTTGCCTATAAAACTCAAAATAAAGGCGGATAGTGATTTTTACATAAACCAGTTCCGTTGTATTGAATGCGGGCAAAGGGTTATAGTCTCGCTCTCTAAGGAAGATATGCCGCCACCTACTCTCAAGTTAAAGTGTCCTGATTGTAAGAAAAAGGGCATAATTGTTGAATAGGCAGAAAGAACTATATACTGACAACATGTGGGCGTAAATAGGAGTGATAATATGAAGATACCAAAAAGCATAAGACAAGCGATTAAAGCAAAACTGGCTACTGAAAAAAGACCGATGGGTAGTGGTGTATTGGCTGAATACTGCAATAATACTCAGAAATCCCACCGCACACCCAAACAGATGAGTTTCATTCTAAAGCAAATGGCACGGGAGGGTGTTATTAACACCATCGAAGTTTCTAAAAACGGAGTGAACCATCATGGTAATAGGAGAGTCCGTTGTGAATACATTTTAGCAGGTGGAATTGATGACGAGATGGCTGACTAACAAACAGATACCATCAACCGTTCTTGTTCCAAATAATGATTTTGGAAAAGGCTACGAAACTAAAGTTAGTGGAGTAGGCACTGTAAAAGAATGCCCTAACTGTAAACGAGATGGTCCAATAGACGCTCTTTGGTTAGGCTCTGGAGATAAATACCCAAATATAGCAATTATATGTGGCAAACCATGTGGTATTTTTTGGGGCTTGGCGAGCCTACCACCTGACGATTTGGTTGAAATAGTGGAAGAATAGACACAACGCTTATATAGGGGCGACTCCTACGATTAAACATGCCCGAACCGGAAACCTACGATGAAACAGAATATAATGGATTTAAATTGCACCTATGCAATTGTGACGACGATGAATGCACTTTCTTTTCGTGCAACATCACAGGTGAACCATCTAAGTGTGAATGCGTCGGATGCGACGGCAAAATCATGTTTAATAAATACGAAGGCGTGACAGGTCTTTACAAATGCTACGGTTGCCCTTTCACTTATCAAGGTTAGAAATTAAAACCACCACAACGGTTCTAAACCCTAACGCCCCAAGCGGGGTTATGGGCGAACCTGCTAACGCCAGTCGGCTCAATGCGGAACAGGCGAAAGCCGTTGCACTTTACCCCGATAGATGGTCGCAATACTTCCGCACCATTGACGGCAAACCGTTCATGCTTGATGAGCGGCCATATCTTATTGAGATTTATAGGCACTTCGGGGCTATGGAAAAATCTGACACTACCAAAATGATAATGCTAAAATGCAGTAGGAAGGTTGAGAAAACTGAAACGATATGCAACCTATTACTTTACGCTTTGTTGAATATACCTTATTTTAATGCGGTCTATACTGCACCAAGACAACCTCAAGTGACAAGGTTTGTTGAAGAGAGGTTCAACGGTGCTATGATGAGCAGTATTAACGGGGGTTGTTTATTGAAATCAAGATTGAAGTCAAGCGTCAGCCACCAAACATTTGATGTTGGGGCATTATCTTTGAATCACTTATACGCTTATTCTAACTGGGGTGATGCTCATGCTCTGTTAGGTATTGAAGCCGATTTATGTTGTATTGATGAATACCAAGACTCCGACTCCGATGTGTTGCCTATGTTAGTTGAGATGTTGGCTCAATCGGAATACAAATGGGTAGTTGTGTCTGGAACTGCCCGTGAACAAGGCTCGGAATTTTGGAAAATGTGGGAGAAATCAACACAAGGCGAATGGGATGAAGAAGCCCAAAGATGGGTTCACACAGAGAGTAAGGCTAACATTATCGGTTATCATATATCACAACCTATGCACCCCGATATTAGCAAAGCCGACATATTACAAAAGAAAGAAACATACACACCAAGACGATATGCAAATGAGGTAATGGGTGAATTTTGGGCTGGAACTTCTAAACCTCTAACATTTGATGAAGTGCTACCATGTCTTGATAGAAAACGAGGAATAATTAGAGCGGTTTCTCCACCACAGGAGACTTACATGGGGATTGACTGGGGGGCTACAACAACAGTGGTTATTATGACCGATAAGGGGGATATAATAAATGCACTTGAACTGGATGCAAGAGAATCAGGCGAGGGTGATGAAGTTCTTCAATTAAAGAAACTCATTACAGATTATAACTGTGTTCAAGTTGTTGCTGATATTGGTTATGGTGCAAGGCAGGTCAAGGAACTTCAAGAGGAATTTGGAGAAAGGGTTAGGTCTTGTTATTATTCATCAAGGCCAATGACACCATACGAATACAAGCGCAGGGATAACAACAGGAATCTAATCTATATGTGCGTAGTTGATAGAACCACTTATGTTGAAGAAACATTAGAACAAATTAAGCGTGGTGAAATATCACTACCCTATGAAGATGAGTCGCTTGACTGGGTGATTCATCAATGGTGTTCATTGACTTCGACGGCTGAAAAGGATGAGAAAAATACCAAACCAGTTAGAGGACAAACTCTAACGAAGTATGGTCGAGACAGTGATGACCACGCATTCCACGCTTTACTGTATGCAAGACTGGCAAGACAAGTTTACGATGGTGGCGGAGTTATGGAAATGAGGACTTTTGGTGCTTAGTCTTGAAGCGGGATATGTATTTGGAAGGTTAATACCTGCTATTTTTATTATCGTTTTGTGGGTCATGGTTCTGACCCCTACTATAATGTCTATAACCCGAAATATCCTATCCGTTTTAAACCATGTATTTACTTCAATTTATCATGCCATCAGACGGTGTGTTGTTAGAAATGATGAAACAGGTTCACACCGATGTAGTTCAAATCCGAGACAATCACTTGGCACACATAGCGGAGGACTTAACGGAGATGAAGGTCGAACAGGCGGAGATGAAGAAGGACATAGCAATAGTAATGGACTTCAAAGCCGAAGTGGAAGGAAGTCTAAGAGTCATCGTAAAGAAAGTTATCGGCGTTGGTATTGGAATAGTCGTCGCAGTTCTCGGATTACCCGTAGTTATGTAAAGGAAATGATAATATGAGCAATAATAAAGCAAGTCAAAATGATAGGTTAGTGTGGGTTATTGGTGTTCCATCAATACTGGCATTTGTTGGGTTCGCATGTCTGATTATTTGGAGAGGATTAAATGACCCCTCACTATTAGATAGACTTGAAGAGTATGGTATCTTATTAGGTTTCATAAGTGGTCCGGCTTTAATGTTCATGAATAGTATTCTTGAACTTTGGAAAACGGAGCAAAAGAATGAAGTTGATTCTATCCCTGCTGAAACCGAAGCAAGACTGGCAAGAGCAAAGGCTCAACATGAGCATGAAATGGATTTAGCAAAGGCTCAACATGAACATGAGATGAAAGTTGAGATGGAAGAATTGAAGCAAAAAACGAGCAAATAGGCCGATAAGGTTTAGAACCAAAGGCATGTAGTATAGTTCATGGCGGAGAGGCGTAGGCGTTTTCTTGATAGATTCAAGAGAAATAAAATCGAACCAACGGTCATTAACATGGAAAATAAAGATGAGATGGATTACAAACATTTGGCATCTTTAACAAAAATTGGTATGCAAACCTCCGCTCACAGTTATGCTACAAGTGGTGCTACACCCAATATAGATTATACATTAATTAAACAAATAAGTTTACAAAATGAGGTAGTAAATGCTATTCTAAGGAGAACTGTTGATGATTGTTTAGGAAATGGCTATCGTTTTGATTTACAAGAAGGTATTGAACAAGGAAATTCTGTTGAATTAAATACACTTAGAGAGTTTTTCAAAACACCAAACCCTGACGACAACGGCGACGAATGGCTTGAATCATTAATCTTTGACTTGGCATTATTTGGAGATGCATATTTAGAATTAGATGGAACTAAAGATAAGTCAAGTAAGAATGGGGAGGACTGGAACTTCGGAGGAAATCTTGTCTCGATTTGGAATATACCTGCTGAAACAATGAAGATTATTCCCGCCAATAGGACACCTGCACCACCTGCTATGGCGTTCATACAAACCATAGAGCGAAAAACCCGTAGGTTCACATCGAGTAAAGTTATTCATATATCAAAATACAAAGCAGGTAGGGGATATGGTTCTTCACCACTTGTTCCATTGATGAATACAATAGCAGGTCATCTAAACCTATCCAATTACATAAACGAATCATTCACTGGAACATTACCAAAGACTATACTTAATGTTGGAGATGTTTCTAATGCTGAAATGAAATCCATGCTTGCCATGCTTGAGCAACAATTAAGCGGGGGTAAATCCCCTTTTGGTCTTGTAGCAGTAAATGGTGGAACTGGGTTTCAAACTGTTAGATTATTGGACTCGATAAAAGATGGTCAGCATTTAGATTTACTTTATTATTACAGAGAAGAGATATGTGCAGTATTCGGAATACCACCAATGAAACTGGGTTGGGTTCAAACAGGTAAAATGTCAAATCCTGAAACACAATTAGATTCATGGTATGATGTTGTTGAAGCATATCAATATAGAGTTGAGTGTATGGTCAATCACAAGATACTTCCACTTTTGGGTATTAAAGATTATAGGTTTGCTTTCAATTCGATTAGACCATCTAAGCAAAAAATAATGGCGGAAGTGGTAAGAGCGCAGGGTCAGGCGATTGCTTCTTTAAGACAAGAAGGGGTAATTAGTATAAACGAATCAAGACGAATGCTTGGTCTTGAGTCATTAGACTTCAATGAAGCCGATGACCCGTTCTTCCTATCACCTAAATTAACAATCAACCAATCACAAGAGGAAGAGGAAGTCCAAGAGGAAGAGGAAGATAACACAGAGGAATGAGTATGTCAAACATCTCTGTTAATCATGCAGTATTTTCAAGAATAGGACTTAAATTCCAAATGTTGGCGGCCACTTTGCCCGAATCGTATAACAAGGAATTATCTAAGAGGATTGCTAATTTTATTCTAAGAAAGGCGAAACAATTAGTTCCAGTTGATACAGGGAAATTGAAGGCTTCGGGTAGGGCAGTTAAAACACCATCAAGAAAAGGCTACACCGTCAGATTTGGAAATTCAAGGGTTGGCTATGCGTCAGTAGTGGAGTTTGGAAGAATATCTTATGCTCCAATGCCACCAAAACCATATCTTAGACCCGCAGTTAGAATGGCTAAAGAAAAAATGAAATCAGTTCCACAGGAAGTATTCAATGAGAAATTTAGACAAATTTTCCCATTGAGAATGCGATAGGCGAAACTATTATATAGGGTTATCTCTTCCGATGTAATATGGCGAGAGATAAATTAAGCAAATTCCCAAACTGGATTAACCACCGTGCGTATTTACTCGCTAAAGAAGCATTGGCAAATCCTGAACTACGATGGGCTTCTATCGAGTGTCTTGATGCGATTTTAGCAAATAAACCAAGAGCGGTAGGTAATTCGGCCACACCCCAAAATAAATACTTGGGGAGAATGAGCGTGCCAAATTTTCTCAAGCGTTGGGGATGGAGTTGTATAAGACAACCCAGTAAAAAACACTCATCTTGGGTGTTTGACTATGATAATGAATGGTTGGAAGCCAAGTATTTGAAAGTTCTCAACCAAACTCCAGAAGAATATATTGTAAAGGAAGTGTATTAAACCCTTTATCGTAGTCAATAGGTCATGGTTGATTTTAACAATGCAGTTTTCCTTGATGATAACAATTTGTTCGATGCAATTAAAGGCAAACAGGAAGAAGCGGTTTTTGAATACCGAATGATAGTTCCTTTCAAAATTGATAAGTCCTTTGATGGTGACGAATATCAAAAAGCCGACAATGATGTAGTAGTCTATGGTCCGGTTTATGTCGGAGATGAAGCAATGCTTGACCGACACAAAGAAATGGTCGAACCAAAAGCAATTTTAGATTCATGGAACTCTTATGCAAAAAACCCAGTTATTCTATACAACCATAGAAAAGACTACGGGGTAATTGGAGTTATGGAAGATGTTGAAATGGGAGTCTATGAAGATGATGACAGGAAAATTAAAACAGTCATGGGTCGAGCAAGAATAGACGGTGGAGAACAAGACATTGTTAGAAAGATACGAAAAGGAATGCTTAGGTCTTTCTCTATTGGTTTCATAGCAAAAGCGGCAGTAAAGGAATGTCCTAATGACAAAGATGATGATGCTTGTTATGTTCGATTCACTGATATTGAATGGATAGAAACAAGCGTTGTTGATATTCCCGCTTCACCCAATGCCCTTTTTGATGTGGAGAAATCTTTGGTTTCTTACACAGGTGCAAATTCCCACAGTGATTGTTCTTGTAAAGGAGAACAAAAACACATTTTGGCAATTGAAGAAACGGAAGATGCATATATTGTTGAGTTTGAGAAAACCGAAGAAATGCCAGTTCCAGAAGACGGAATGGAAGAACTGCGCCAAGAAATTGAATCATTAAAAGAATTACTTAAAGGAGTTATCGAGTCCGATACAGTTAATACCCATATAGGGAAGGAAAGTGACATGTCTGATGAGAAGAACTCCGATGATATTATCGAAGATGTTGAAATCAAAGCCGAAGATGTTGTTGTTCCTACCGAAGAACCTACTACCCTAAAGACCGAAGAGGTTCTTGAGGAAGAAGTGGTCGAGGAAGCAACCGAAGAACTTGTTGAAGAAGCAACCGAAGAGGTTGAAGAGGAAGTTGTTGAGGAAGAAGAAGTTGTTGAGGAAGAAGCAACCGAGGAAGAAGCAACCGAGGAAGAGGAAGTTCTTGAGGAAGCAACCGAAGAAGAAGAAGTCGAGGAAGAAGTTCTTGAGGAAGAACTTGTCGAGGAAGAAGAAGTTGTTGAAGAGGAAGTTGTTGAAGAAAAAACAATGTCCGATGAATCGGTATTAGAAGAAGTCGTAAAAACTATTCTAAGTATGCAAAATTCAATCAACGCCCTGACTGAAAAACTCGATGAAACAGAATCACTAAAAACTACACTTACTGAAAAAGAAGAAATTATTACTTCTTTAAATGAAAAGATGGAA